GTACCGTAAACCTCCGCGGACTTTATGCGAACATCCAGTGTCGCTGCTTTACACCTGCATGAGTTGCCAGCCTCCTGCTGTGGCAGCTTTACCCGTGGCGTCGAACCATACCGGATACTTCGAACTACTTAATCGTGTTTCCATCTCTTTCCCGTGTGTTTCGGTCTCAAGCGCCATTTCCTCGGAAACATAATTATAAGTTTTTCTTTTTTCAACTTCCCGTTTCAACCGTTTCATCGATTCTCTCAGTCCACCTGCCATTCGGCTAGAAATCAACAGAAGAACCGTTGCTAGCATGCTAACGATAGACATTCCCATTCTAATCCCAAACTTTTCTTTTAACCATGTGTCAACCGTTTGTTCCATTTCAGTTGTTGCCATAATACCAAAAACCGTTATGGACAACAGAGCAGCAATTATTTCAATCGTTAACCAAAGCCTGTACTTTATGGACGCTGTCCTCAGCTTACCTTGTAACCGCGGTAGGATCTGATGGTTCATGTAAACGCGGAGTTTTCGTGTTCCTTTGTCTTCATTCAAAGCCTGTGTCGCCGCAACATATGCACCCTTCTCACGCTTTTGAATTTCATCTGAGCCATGTGGTCCTCCGAACGTCGTAGTCAATACATCCAAAGCCATCGCTTTTGTAGCCATTTTCCCAGGCAAAGATAAGTCCAGCAAGTTCTCTTTTTGATGCGTCTTTTCATTTTCAGTGTTATATCCTTCTTCGTAGCGAGGAGCAGACGCCGGGACAACAGCTAGCAAATGAGATGGGTGTTCACGTTTCATTGAAGTAATAGCGGCATGCATCTTGAGGTTTTTAAC